TTAATGATGGTTATGATTTTCTGTCGCCGATTTGTCGCCAATATTTAGTCGTGAAAGTGGATTATAAATTAGAGCGTCATTTAAGTGGTCGGGGGCAAAATGTGAATATCGCATAGTCATTTTAATATCAGTGTGCCCCAATATTCGCTGTAGCACCAAAATGTTTCCCCCTGACATCATAAAATGAGAGGCAAATGTATGACGTAACACATGAGATGATTGTCTTTCGGGTAACTCTATACCTGTTCTTTTTAATGCTGAACGAAATGCGGAATAGCAAGATGTAAACAAACGCTTTGAGCCTCTACCTTTTGGTAGTTCTGCAATTAGTTCATGACTAACTGGAATAGAACGATTCCGCTTTCCTTTTGTCTTGGTGAAAGTAATTGTATTATTTCTAATTTGTGTTGCTGTTAGATTTTCAGCTTCTGACCATCTAGCCCCTGTAGCTAAGCAAATTTTAACCACATGAATTAAATCGGTAGATGTACTTCTCTCACATTCCTCTAATAATAGTCTTATTTCATCATTAGTTAAAAAAGCCATCTCTTGTTCGTCAGTTTTATAAGAACGAACTTTGGCTAATGGGTGTTCTAGCATCCATTCATCAAGGCGAATGAGTTCATTAAACATTGCCCTAAAATAGGCGAGTTCTAAATTAACAGTACGAGGAGTAACTGTTTTTAATCTGTTAGTTCTTGTTATTTCGCCACTTAATCGTTTTTCACGATAAGATGAGAACATCTTAGCTGTAAACTCTGTTGCTAATGGATCTCCCATGGCATCACAGGCAAACATCATCAATGACCGCCGTTTTTCTCCATCACCTAAAGTGACGCCATGAGCTCGATACCATGTATCAATCAGTTCTGTTAGTTTTCGGCGATCTTGTTTTTCACCTAGCCAAGGTTTATCTACGGCTTGCTCTAAAATATGCCGTTCGTAGGCGACAGCTTCACCTTTAGTAACAAATAGCTTTCTGATTCTTCTCCCTGTTCTACCGTTGGGGTAAAGCTCAACTTGCCAACGACCATCTGGTTGTTTATTTATTGCCATCGTTGTTTATACCAACTACATTTTTTAGCCAATCATGAAAATAATATTTTTTATGACCTTCACTTGCCATCATCGTTTGAATCCTTCTAACAGCAAACGTTCGATGCTCATTCCTTACATGACAATAACCAGCAACATACTCGTCACCATAACTGTTCTTTTTGTATTGATTTATATCTACGGTTCTTCTAATTTTTCCTGAATTAGATAAATAGGTAAATGCTGTTTGTATAGGAGGAAACTCAGCTATTACTTTAATTTCTTTAGCTTTGTATCTAATGTCTTTCGCATATTCAAAAAGTTCATGTAAATCTAATTTAAATTTCTTTTTACAAAGATCTTTAAAGTCATATCTTGATGAGCCGATAGTTATTACTGTAATGATTTCTTTTTCAGGAATATAAGTTGCTTCACCAGTGCTGGGGTCTGTAAGTTCTAAATAGAATTCACCATCATCATATATATATAATCGTGTAAATATGCCATAGATTTTATCAGTTTTATCTCTGATTCTAAACGATGCTTGATTAGTTATACCTTGCCATAGAAGAGATTTACCATTTTTCATAACAAAAGTTTTTACATCATCAGCAATAACAGTCCTTGTTTTATCTTCTGTATGAATACTTCCGGCTATCTTAGGTAGTTCTATTGATTCTTTTGTCTGGATATCAAAATTGGTGTCATGGAGTGTTTTTATTTCTCTATTATGAGAGTTTGTATTTTCTGTAGATATGTTTGTTTTTATTGTAGTGTTTTTCTTATTGAAAAACCAAATACGTGATAAACCTATAATTAACGCACCATTAACAACTAACATAAATATAGATACACCTTTATTTTCTATTTCTGGGGAAAAAGTAAGACTTAAGCCAGTAATAAAAAATAAAGTTAGAAATAAAAGTATTAATATTTTCAGCACAAAAAAAATCTTTTTCATTATGAAAATCCTTATCTAGTTACTGATTTTCAATAATAGTAATTACTCGACCGTGAATTTCTATATCAGAAATTTCACAATCAAAAGCCATTCCAATACCTGAAACTCTAACGCGTTGCAGAGGCATTCTAGTCAGTTCTCTAATGCTCATTTTTCCATCAATTTCGATGAGCCATTTACCATCGAAAACATCGTTATATTTATTATCAATAATGAAGTAACTATTTCCATCTTGGATAGATATAGGCTCTGATGGTAAAGGGGATTGATTGGGAAAAATCACTTTATCAAACATGATATGGTCTGAGGTGATAAGTTGTCCATTTTTTAGCTGAAAATTAGGAATTTTTAAGTAGTCTAGTTTTTCATGGTTAAACGGTTTACCTTCACCAAATGCTAACCACTCTAAATTAGCACCTGTTTCATACATACAACGTACAACCATATCAGCTGGGAAATTATTACGTTTATATCTTCCTGATATACCGCTAGCTCCCATATTGAAATGTTCAGCTAGCATTATTTTTGAAGTAAAACCATAGGCTTCTATTATTCTATCTAACACCTCGCCACTGTTTTCACAGAACACAAAGTCAAAAGGCTGGTTCATCTTAAATAATCCTCAATTACGCAAAACGTGAAGTTTCTTGTTTTTGAATATTGACTATTCACAAAAAGTTAATTAATCTTCACGTTATGGATAGTAACGAATAGTATTGAATAGCATCGAGTGACATCGAATAGGAGATTTTGCCTTATGCGACCTAATATTACAATCAACATAAACACGCCTTATCTTACAATTGATGCATTTAGCAAATGCACTGGATTACCTAAATCAACCATTCGAGACATGATTTCTGATGGACGTTTGCCTGTACGCGCTAAATCAATTGATATGAAACGGGGAAAAGTATTAATCAATATGCTTGCCCTTTATACAGATGCATCAGAAGGTTGCAATATTTCACTTCAACCGAATTCGTAAGGTTAGTCTTTCGCATTTTGAGAATAAACACCATGTTTGATTATCAGGTTTCCAAACAAGCGCACTTTGATAATGCATGCCGTGCTTTCGCAAATACCCATAAAGGGGATTTAGTGCAAATAGCTGAAAGCATCGGTATGAATGCCCAAATGTTGCGTAACAAGTTAAACCCTGAACAACCGCACCAGTTAACGTGCATTGATTTAATGAAGCTGACTGATGCAACTGAGGACGCCTCTATCCTTGATGGTGTCTTAGAACAAATGCAATGTCAGCCGTCAGTGCCAGTTAATGAAGCGTGTGATTCTAATGTACCTGCTTATTTATTAACGGCGGTCGGTGAAGTTGGGAAGTTGGCAACTAATACAGTTTCAGGCGGTAATTTAAATAATGCGCGTGTCGCTGAATTTAAACGTTCTGTTAATACAGCAATTCGTTGTTTAACGTTGGCAGGCATAACACTATCGGCAAGATTACATACTAATCCGGCGTTTGCCTGTGCAGTGGATGCAGTCGCTAATCTTAGCCCATCAATGATGTGAGGTTTTAAAATGAAATTAAATTCATTACAGCTTCAACAACACAAATATAAATTATCAAGTGATTCATTTAAAAATGAAAATAACAATTCTATTTATATTGTTAGTCTCATTTTATTTATGGGTTATTTATTAATATCAGCTTTAAGTTAAGAGGTGTTTATGTCAATTAAAACAGTTGAATTTTCGTGTGCTCGTTTTGAAACTACTAATGATTCATCAGCATATAAATATATTGATGTTTATAATTGTTACTTCAATGGAAAAGTATTTATGTATCATCATGGTGTCAACATTGGCACTCTGAATTTTATTAGCACAAAAAAACCATTAGATATAAGTGAAAAATCGCCTCTTGAAAAGTTAGCAGAAATATCTAGTGTTAGAAAAGAAAAATTAAATATAGGGTTTGATCTTAGTAATAAAGGCGACGAAACGGCTTATTTAAAAAAAGACTTATCCGGATATATACATAAACAAAATTGCATAGCGGAAGGGTTAAAAGAATTACAAGCTAAAAAACAAATGTTACGCGAGCAATTAATAGATGCAGTTAACAATGCACAAAATAATGGTTTATGTGTAGACCTTATTCATGATGAATTAAAATCTTTTGCGCATGAATTTATTATTGTCTGCGAAAATTTAGAAATTGATTGTGACGAAATACCGTTTTAAGTGAGGTTGTTATGTATCAGAATCAAGTTGAAAACGAACAAAGAGCTTTTCATATTCCAGTTGCTCAACGTGTTGATGGATTAAATCATACCGCTAAATTACGTTCTCGCCATTTTGGTTTACAAAATGAAGAATTAAAACGTTTCTTTTTTGATATGAGAGATCCATTTGATAATTGTTATAAAGAAAATAAAAAATTCTTAGGTGTCATTTTATATATGGCGGGTATTCCAAAAGAAAAACATGATTTAAATTTTGAAGATTTTAAAACATCGGAAATATTCGACATTATTAAAGCCATTAATCATATCAAAGCCGTTACGGCATTATTACCTAAACAATTAGCATTACCGCAATAATTAATTAAACCCAAAATAAAAATAAATGGCCTTAATCGGTCAGGGTTTTTTACAACCTAAATAAAGGAAATACATTATGAGAGCATCAATACCAGAACCCATTTTTACACCTGATTTAGTGTCTGAAATTGACCAGGTGTTAGCTTTAGATTCCATGTTGGTATTTGCACGCAATGAACAAAAGCAAATTTGTGCAGATAAATACGCTTCGCACATTCGCAAGTTACGTCGCCTTATCATTCAAAACAAAATGGATTACGCCGACGTTGCTGAACTGTTGGAAAGTGAAGCATCAGAGTTAGAACGTCAAGCACAAGAGTTAGTTAGTGAGAACTTTTCATGAAAAAAAAGCGATACAGAAGATCACTGTATCGCTTGCAGTTATTTTGCCGGTTCGTTTCTAGGGATATCTGAAAGTGAAAATTTTCTTTTTAGTAAATCAACCTTGTCAGGGATTGTTGAGAACACTGCGTCATAACCACGAAAAGTAGCATCATCCGCAATCATATTGACTAAGTTAAGAGATTTTAGAAATTCACAAATAGAAACGTAATCACCAAGCCCTGACCCCTTAATACAACGGTAAATATAACCACCATGATAGATAGCAACGGGGTAAGGCATTGATGAACAACTGTCTTTACTTTGTTTATTTAGCCATTCGGTGATTTTTTCATCGTAGTCTGGACGGGGGCAATCACGTGTATATCGATGTTCCATTTCAAATCCTTATATTGAGATATTAAAAATGACTATTTCAGCATCATCAGAATTTCACAATATAAGAGTATCACCATGGGATAAACCCTCAAAGCCTATTGAGCGCCCATTTGAAACCTACGAGCAAATCCATCAAAAGGAACGTGAGCATAAGGCGTTTCATGATGCGGAAGCCTTATTATCGAAACAACCTAAATTAGTACAAATCGTTGTTAACAAGCGATATAGCGATTTAGATAAAGAACAAGGTCGCAAACGCGCTAATGCTTATCTTGCGAAAACCTTTGTTGAAAGAACCTACCCAAGAATAAAGATGATCACTGACCGTTATGCTTTGCCTGCAATGACGGTAGAAAACTGTAATTTCTTCAACCGTTTTAATCGCCTACCTGATATGTCAAAAAAAGATATCGAAAATCTTGCATGGGATATCGCAAACTTAATGAATGAACAGCTCATGTTAGTAGGTAAAGAAAATATCACTGATAGTGAATTGAAATTAACCTACAAACTTTTTTTACATGCTTCAAAAATAACCTCAGGTTTTAAACAAGATGTGCCTAGATGGGCAAAATTAACTACTCGTTATTTTAATCAGAAAGATGCTGATTCGGCTATTTCTCGGATGATGTCAGATAAATGGTGGCTTAACCGTTTACGTAAATATGCTTCTCAATGGCGTGAGCATTTAAGCATTGCAATCAACTTGGTCAGTAAGAAAGCCAATATTTATGCGAGTAAAACCGCCATCAACGAATGGAAAGAGCAAAAAAATAGGACTCGTGAGTTTTTAAAATCCATGGAGCTGGAAGACGAGGAAGGAAATCGCGTCAGCTTGATTGATAAATACTATGGCAGTGTGGCCAACCCTGCGATTAAGCGTACTGAAATGATGGTGCGTATTCGTGGTTTTGAAGACATCTGTAATGAATTAGGTTATGTCGGTGAGTTCTACACATTAACCGCCCCGTCTAAATATCATGCGACAACAAAACACGGTTACCGTAACCGTAAATGGAATGGTTGCAGTCCTGCTGATACACAAAAATACCTTTGTAAGCTATGGAGTAAAATAAGAGCAAAATTACATCGTAAAGATTTGCGTGTCTTTGGGATGCGCGTAGCTGAACCGCATCATGATGGTACACCTCATTGGCACATGCTGTTATTTATGTTGCCGTCTCAACTTGAAGAAATCCGCTCAATTATTAAAGCCTATACCGTAGCGGAAGATAATCACGAATTAATCACTGACAAAGCGCGTAAGGCGCGTTTTTACGTTGAAGAAATCGATCCCGAAAAAGGGTCAGCTACGGGGTATGTGGCGAAATACATTTCAAAAAATGTCGATGGTTATGCGCTTGATGGTGAAGTTGATGATGAAAGCGGTAGACCAATGAAAGAAGCTGCAATGGCGGCTGCTGCATGGTCAGGACGTTGGAATATTCGCCAATTTCAATTTATAGGTGGTGCGCCTGTGACTGTTTACCGTGAATTACGTCGAATGGCTGACCATGATAGGGCGATGGGTTTAGATGTGGAATTTGCCCTTGTTCATGATTGTGCGGACGGTGGAAATTGGGCGGGTTATATCAATGCCCAAGGTGGCCCGTTTGTGAAGCGTGAAAACCTTATCGCGCGTCTTTGGTATCAGGAATCGGAAGACACCAACGAATATGGTGAAGAAGTGATCCGTGTAAAAGGGGTTTTTTCTACGTTAGTCGGCATGGATACACCTATTTTAACCCGTTTGAAACAGTGGAAGATTGTGAAGAAGTTAGACGACGCGCATGCGGAGTCTGCTTTTAGTGGCGCGAACGCGTCACCTAGGAGTTCTGTCAATAACTGTACGGGGGAAACCCGGACGATTAACGATGAAGAAAAGGGGGTAACGGAAATTTTAGATAATTTCAGGTCAATCGGGCATGAAATAACCCTAGAAGATGCCAAAAAAATGAGAAATGGGTCGGGAATAGTCATTGATGATATTGCATTTAGAAGTTTTGACGATGGTTCTTTGATAAGAACGGGTACAACACAACTGAAATATCGTCAATTTCACGAAAGAAAAGACCGTATTTTTAATAAAGTGAATAAATTAAGGGGAATAAATAATGAAAGCGTTTGAAAATATTATGAGTATTGGTGAGTGCCCATTTTGCCACGCATGGGGGTTAAACGTTTTCAGTGATACTGAAAATGATAATAAATTTTTTGAAAAGTTTAATGATGGTGATGAGGTCCATTGTTCACGATGTTTAGCAAGAGGAAAGGTTATAACTCATTTTGATGTTCAATCTGTTGTGTGGGAGTGATGTTAATGAAAAATATAAAACTGACATTAGGTTTATTGAGTCGTCTATATTTTAAACAAATAAATAATTTGTTAATAAAAACGGGTTTAGCTCATGTCAAAAATAGAGACCTTATCGAATCTGATGATATTACCTTTATAAATAGGGCGTTGGGGCATGCAGAATATTTTTCGTTAGAGTCAATTTTAAACGCATTGGAAACGGGAAAAAATAAATTTTTTATAGGTGATGAATGCGAGATTAATCATATTTTAGATTGCTTTTGCGATCACCTTGGTATAGCAAATACAGGTGTTAGACGGTTTATTTTGGGAGGTGCAAAATTTTATTTTGTTAGTCATGATGATTTTAAAAAGCCATTATTTGGCAGTCTGGCGGGGGATGTCTATTATGCAATACCTCAACAACCCAATGATATCGAAGCCTATTTAATTGATTCTTTATCATGCCATACCCGATATTACGTGACGAAATATCAAGGTTTGCGCAATAAGTAAATATATCTCACATTATTATCACTTAGGGGTTCACAAAAATCACAAAGTTATTATACTGTTTATTCATACAGTATTCTTTAAGGGTATGATAATGACAGATAATATAAAAAGCATGGAAGCATTTGAAAGAATTGCACTTATCGCAAAAGTAGGCAGTTTTGATTCTTTCACATCACAGGAAAAAGATATCGTTTTATCATTAATATTTGAGTTAGCCGACAATGCCAGAGTGGACTTATTGGAAAAAAATAAGCCACATAATGTGGCTCAATAATTTAAGCAATGGGCGCTTTGAGTAAATCAAGCGCCATTTGTTTATTATCCGGTAGCAGTTTATCAATCATTTTATTCACGTCTTTCGCACTAGGGCTTAGCGTGTGACTAAAAGTGACGTTTAAAACGAAAGTCATCCCGCATTCTAAGTCCGTGCATTGACAATAAAGATCTGCAAATTGGCGATGTTTTCTATTTGTTGTTCTTATGATTGCCTTTTCACCGCATGCGGGGCAGAGGACTTTCATCACTTTCATATTCCGAACTCCAAAATAATCGAACTGACGTAATTTTACCTTTTTTTGTCTCATTCTGCACCCAAACGGTCGTTATCTTTCTTAAAATTGATATGCAAATGCAACGGTATTTCAGGGTCACTATTGACGGCATTCTCAAACATACGTTGCACAGGGATAACTTCATCTTGTCGATAGGCTTCGCGGGCTTTTATTGGGTCACCCAGTCCGCCAACATTACCAGGAATAATCCCCGCCAGTCCCGCAGGGAAACGGTGGGCGGTTAAAATATCTTGAGCACTGATATTTTTAACATTATTAAATTCATCATTAGCCGAAATATCCCCAATCGGCATAAATTTAATCCCTTCGGGATCACCATTGGGAATATGTACAAACATGGTGGAAAAGTTACCAATGCCTTTGCTTTGCTCTAAGTTTTGGATAATTTCTTTTTCAACTTCATCGGTCAGTGATGGGTCATTACAATAAAGAACCCCACCCGTATGGGCGCCATTATGATAATAGCGACGACGGAATATGGTGGCTTCACTGTTGAGTAAAGAAGCATGAATACCGCCGATATAATCGGGAATCCCATATACCTGTTGTTGTGGGTCATATTGTTTAATAAAAATCACATCTTCCGGGGGATAAATTAACGGATCACCTTCTTGTAAAATAACAAAATAATCATCTTTACGGCGTCGCATAAATAAAGAAGGTAATACGCATAATTCGACCACTTCCCCCCAGTAATTCCGCACTTTTAAGATAGCCGTATCACCGAAAATGAGATAATTCATAATAGATGCTTTTAAATCTTCATGGGTTAATCCGCCGTCAATAAAATCAGCCAATATCATATTTTGGCGAGCATAGAGAACGCCACCATGTTGTGCGTTGAGATTCACTAACTGCGCCAAGGCTATGCGTTCAATGGGTAAGATGTAATGGTCATAATCATTGTCGTACCAGATATTTTGATATTGGGTTTGTGTCGTCAAAATAGGTTCAGGTTTACCCAATGTAATGATGCTCATTTTTTTTCGATTGGTAGAAACTGGCTCAATCTTCCTTGATTTTCTCTTTCCCATTTAAGCAACCTTTTTCTTGATGAAATATTTAGATTTATTTTGTTTGTCAGTGTTCAATGGTTCGTTAATGGCTGCATGAGCAATAGCCCAAAAAATATCCGCATGGCCTGTTTCTATACTGCGGTCAGCCACAAATGTCATTGAACCACCTTTACTTGTGGTATCTCTGCGAATACCTAGAAAACTGGCGGTAATTTCTTTTTGTTCTTTATCCCATTCGATACGTTCTTCATCAACTAAATCAATCATTTTAAGAACTAGTTGAATTTTCATACTGTTACTGTAGGTGATCCTCATGGTTTCTCGCGGTGCAAAATCTGCCACCATTTCATGCACACCACTGCCTAGCCCTGAATCATCAATGCCTATATGGGTGAAGTTATAGCGCCTGTATAATTCTTTAATATCATGTTGTTGACGCTTCCATGCCATGTTTTGCCAGTAATGAACTGCTAGAACACGAAAACGCTCTTCTGCTGAAGTGGGCGGGGCTAAAATAACAAAAACGGAGGTATCACCTGAACGCGCAGGATCATAACCGCCCCATACTTCACGATCACCAAATGGGCGTGGTGCTTTTGGGTTGTGATCCTCCCATAGCCCCACATCAACCCAACATTTTTCTAAATCGTTATATTTAAAGACAGATGCGCCACTATCGACAAAGACACACATATACAACATGTTAAACGTGTCTTTGTTATAGCGATTACGCAACTTATCAATGGATGCTAAGTTAAAACCACCTTTAATCGCATCTTCCAGCGTAATGACATAACGCCATTGACCATCAGGACAATCTCGTCCGCCGTCCTGCATTTCTGTAAATGTCGGAAATTTAACATTCTTGCGTTCTTTTTCATTTCCGCGCCATTCGTCACCTGTCCAGAACGGGTATGCGGGATGGGTTTTTGAGCTAGGCGTAGAAAAATAGGTGGTGCGCCATTTATCATGGGTCGCCATCGCACTAGCAACTTCATTTAAATGTTTAAAGTTCGGTACCCAAAAATATTCGTCACAGTACAAATGACCGGAATAACTTTGTGCGGTATTTTTATTGGTAGAAAGAAAACGGAGTTCTGCCCCGTTACTTAACCGAATTGGGTTACCTGTTAATGTGATGCCGAAAAATTGCTCTGCAATATTGACAATATACGAGCGGAAAACCTCAGCTTGCGGTTTTGATGCGGATAAGAAAATTTGCGGGTCACCTGTGAGTACCGCATTTTCCAGCGCTTCAAATGCAAAATACCAAGTCGCTCCGATTTGGCGTGATTTCAAAATATTACGAATAGATTTTTTAATGTTATTGCGTAAATGTTTTTGATAACCAAACAGCATATTGTCAGCAAATTGCTGAAATTGTTCTTCTGTTAATTCGGAAATATCATTTTTACGATAGCGTTTTTTCTTCCTTGGTTCGCCATCGTCAAACTCATTGTCATTTGAGTAGCCAGATTGATTTTGTGCTTTTGCCTGTGCCAGCTTCTCGGCGTGTTTATTTTGTTGTGCCATCAATTTGATATGATGGTTAATTAAACGGTCTAACTCCTCTTGTTCAAAAACGGTCTTATTATTTCGCTCACTGAGCAAAATAATGCGTCGATTAATCGCATCTAAAACCGATTCATGACTGAGTAAATCCTGCCAATTCCCTTTTTCAGCCCAGTAGTAAACGATCCGCCGATTCGGCAAATTAAGTTCGGTTGCAATTTCTGCAGGAGTATAGCGTCGCAAATACAGCGATTTCGCTACTCCTATTAATTCATCTGAATATCGTGAGTTCGCCATAATGTAAAACATTATGCCGAGTCACAGCCTATCTGGCGTTGCCCCAAATTTGGTTATACGCCATATCCAAATTTAACCATTCGCCCACCTGATGGAATTTCGCAATACTGTTACCTCAAACGGAATTATCGAAAGTACCCACGGAAAGGGGGGATTATGTAAACAATGTCACAGTTAAGGACGACGTGGGTTTGCATAGCCACGGAAGGCGAAACCGTTGATGGTCGCGAAATTCTCCGCAATGAAATTATTGAAATGGCGGAAACCTACGATTATCAGCGTTATACCGCCATGATTTGGTATTTACATCCGCCAAATGGGAAACACGTCAGAGAGCCTGGCGAGAAACCTGTCGGAGAAGTTATCGAAGTTAAAGCGGAGGAAGACGAAACAGGCACACTGCACCTTTATGCCATATTGCGTCCATTCATTCGATTGTTGGAAATGAATGCACAAGACTATGGATTATTCCCATCTGTGGAAATGAATTTAGATTTCCAAGGTCAAGGGATTACATATTTAGAAGGATTAGCGGTTGTTGATGACCCTGCCTGTGTCGGAACTACGCGTTTTAACTTTAGTCGGAAAGAAAATAAAGGGAATAAAGGTATGGCAAAGGGATCATGGCGTAAAAATTTCAACATTGAAGAGCCAGAAGCGAAATCAGCTCCAACGCCTGAAAATGATGAAAAATTACAAGCACTGGCTGAGGCACTCGCACAAGCGGAAGACAAAATCGCAGAACTTGAAGCGAAACTTGACCAAACACAACAAAATGTTGATGAAGTGCAAGAGGATGTTGATACCGTCAAAGAAGTGGTTGATACAGAAGATTTTTCAAAATTGCGCGATAACTTACCAAATATAGTTAAAAACTTTAGCAAGTTAGACTCTATTTCAACAAGAAAACCTAGCGCTAATCCGACAGGAAATAAAAACAAACGTTTTGATTTTCTTTAATTCACTAGGATAGGAAAGGGATTTCTATGCAATTAAATCAACGGGCTAGACAGTATCTAAAAGCCTATGTTAATGGGTTAGCAGAGGCTTACGGAGTTGATGATACCTCTAAATATTTTTCGCTAACTGACCCAAAAGAAACGGCACTGCGTTCGGCATTAATGGAATCGGTTGATTTCCTTGGCATGATCACTTGTATGGACGTAGACCAGTTACAAGGCCAAGTCGTTTCTGTGGGTAATCCAGGTCTTTTTACAGGACGTAAAAAAGGCGGTCGTTTTTCTCGTGATACCAATGTGGATGGTAATACCTATCAATTGGTTGAAACCGATTCAGGTGCATCACTTACGTGGCATTTGCTGTCAGTTTGGGCAAATTCAGGCACAGAAAATGAATTTTTCCAACGTATGCAAGTGTTTATCAATGAATGCTTTGCATTAGATATGCTACGTGTTGGGTTTAATGGGGAGCGTGTTGCAGATAGTACTGACCCAGAAGCTTACCCAATGGGTGAAGACGTTAATATTGGTTGGCATGCAATTGCTAAAAAATGGGATGGTGGTAAGCAAGTTATTACCACACCAGTCAAGCTGGACGATAAAGGGGATTTCCGTTCTTTAGATGCGATGGCGTCAGACCTTATTAATACCTGTATTCCTGTTGAACATCGTACAGACCCGCGATTAGTTGTACTTGTCGGTGCTGATTTGGTTTCAGCAGAGCAATATCGTTTATATCAATCTGCGGACAGACCAACGGAGAAAATTGCTGCTCAAATGTTGGGTAATACCATTGCAGGACGCAATGCCATTATTCCGCCATTTATGCCAGGTAAACGTATGACAGTCACTATGCTGTCAAATCTCCACATTTACACTCAACGTAATACGCGTCAGCGTAAAGCAGAGTTTGTAGAAGACCGTAAGGCTTATGAAAACAAATACCTGCGTAATGAAGGTTATGCGTTGGAATATCCAGAGCTTTATGCTTCTTATGATGAAAATGCGGTCACCATTGGTGAATTAACCGAACCTGCTGAAAAACTGGATAAAGAGTAATGTTATCACCCGCACAACGACACCGAATGGAAGTTGAAATGCAACAAAAGCTCGAACAGCGACAGGCTATTGCTATTGCTGACGGTGAAAGTATGCATCTGCAAGCACGTGCCATTGAGCGGGATGTCAAACGACTGCGAGCACTGAATCAAACGTATGAACGTGTGGCAATGAAACGTGACGAATTATTGCCTATGTATCTACCGACGGCACAACGCTATTTAGATGAAGGCGAGGTGTATCAAAACCCGATTTTTGTGTATTGCGTCATTTGGCTATTTGATGTGGGGGAGTTCGATAAAGGACTGGACTGGGCAGATATTGCCATAGCGCAAGGACAGCGCACCCCAGACAATTTTAAAAGTGGTTTCCCTGCTTTTGTGGCTGACACAATACTCGCATGGGCACAGTTAGAAGCGGAAGCAGGAAACCCTATAGAGCCTTATTTTTCAAGGACATTTAAGAATGTCACAGAAATTTGGCGAGTTCACGAAAAAATACAGGCGAAGTGGTTTAAATTCCACGCGTTAGAGTTATTAAAAGGTGATGTGGGGGATGTGAGAGCCAGCGCGATTGATTGTGTCGATACGTTAAATCAAGCTGATGCCTATCTTGCCAGGGCGCATCAATTAAACCCAAAAAGTGGCGTTAAAACACACCGTTTGCGCATTGCCTCACGATTACGGGCATTAGAGCAAGAGTAAAGACTACCGCAAGCCAAAACGGGCAGGGTGGAGACAAAGCAATTTGATTGTTATTGGTCGTGGAAACCTGTTCGCCCGTTTTTTATTTAAATATGCAGAGATTATTAAATGGAATTAATTGTAAATATTATCCTACTCATTGTAATAATTCCGATAATTATCTGCTTAGTGCTAATAGATGCCTGGTTTTTGTTATTAATTTGGAATTGGTTTTGTGGATCAGCAGATATTAATTTATCAGTACCAATTAATTGGGGAACGGTTATTTCACTAAAAATTATTATTTTGTTATTGAAATTAATTTTTAGCCAGTAAGTAACACAGGACGAATAATATGTTAAATGGCGATGGCATTACCTATAAAAATGAAGAACTGACAAATGATGAATTTTGGCCTGATTTAAATTTAGGTGATTTTCAAAAAAGTCGCGCTATTCCCGCCAATATCGATGCTGATTTTATTGCTGATGCATTATTAACTACGGTCACAGAGATTAATTCTGAATTAAAAGACGTAAAAAGTTATTGGCTATCAAAAGGTGTTAATCAGGCAAAAGACGCCCCAGGCGCAAAAATAAAAGGGGTGAATGCCCTTTGTGCGCAATATAAAAAAGCGGTGTATGCCAGGGCAAAAGCGGATTTATTGGGTGAATATTTGTCGATTGTCAGTCGAGCGCCCAATCCACAGCAAGAAAGCGACGAATTACGGTCACGGTTATTAGCAGAATCAACTTTTGTTATTCGCAATATGAAACAGTTGCCTCGCATTACGGTGAAAATGATATGACCCGACTACAAAAATTGACGGCGTTCTTACGTGCAAATTTGCCTGAATCCTTATTTGCGACAGAATTTAGTAGCGAAATGGATGAACTTGTTTTTAAACGTGCTCACAGAGATTTGGGTAAAGATGAGTCGAATAAAGAACAATATCAAATTTTAACGCAAGAATATGATGCGGTAATTGCGTGGGGACGTTGGCCATATCGTGAAATAGATACCCGTTATATCCCTATTTTGATTGAGGCCTGGTATCAAGAGTTAAAAACAGATTTAACTGAACCTGATTTTGATGATGAACCACCGACGATTGATGTTGATGTGGACGAGGATATCGCAATGGTTGTTGTCACCCTTAAATTAAGCGACGCCATTGTGTTAAAAGAAGACGAAAAAGGCCTTGTGCCCTTTGACGGTAAACGTTGGTCATTAGCCAATCCTGAAGTGTTATTTGCTGAAAATATTGATGTGATCCCCCGTGGTGTGAAATGAGCATTCAAGGGCAATTAAACGAAAAACAATTAAAAAAGCTACGAGAACAGCTTAAAAAGTTGGAATTACCGCCGAAAAAACGCCAGCGGTTACTTTGGCGAATTGCGAAATATGGTGTGATTGTTGCTTCAAAACGCGCGGTAAAAAATCAGCAGACACCTGATGGTGAGGCATGGCAAGGGCGACACGGTAACTACAAAAAAAAGATGCTCCGTAAAATGCCTAAGCTATTAAAAATTCGTGAAATTCCCGAAAAAGGCATAGTCCGCATTTATCTCGGGGGCGGAAATTATCGCAATGGCAGTAAACCTGTGGGTGCTGGTGTCGTGGGATATAGCCAGCAATATGGTATGACAGCAAAAATTAGCCGTAAAAATGCCAACGATAATAATATCCGAAAAGCAACGAGTGAGAAGAAGCCAGAACCTACCGCAACACCGAAACAAGCCAAAAAATTACGGGCATTGGGCTATAAAGTCAAAAAAGGAAAGCGTTGGGTAAAGCCTCCTTTAAAAGAGATTGCGGGAAAGATGCGTTTTTTTCAGGCGGGATTATTAATCCGTATTTTACAAAATAAACCTAAAAAAACCAGTTGGGAGGTAGATATTTCCAGTCGTGAGTTTTTAGGCATCAGTGATGAAGATTTTATCAAAGCGTTAGAGAGACAACTTCAAGGCATCGGCTACGGTGCATAAAAAAGGGAATTTACTATGTGGCCAACTGTTCAGGTTAATCAACATAACCAACTGCAAGGCGAAACAAAAGAAATTGAACGCATTTTGCTGTTTATTGGTAAAGGAAAAACCAATATTGGTAAAACTATTGCGGTCAATACGCAAACCGATTTCGATGAGGTGTTAGGAACGCCAGATAGCCCGTTAAAAAGTAACGTGTTATCGGCCATGCGTAACGCAGGTCAAAACTGGTCAGGTTATGTGCATGTATTAGCAGAAGATGCCGAAGAATTGGCATTTGTTGACGCGGTGATGGATGCACAAGCGGTCGCCAGTTGTGAAGGCTACGTATTAGTGGGTGATGCGACGAAAGCCGTTATTCAATCGGCTAAATCCTTACGCTCGGATTTAATGGCTAAACATGGGCGCTGGCTGTTTGCCATTTTGGGTGTCGGTGCAACGCAAGACGATGAAACGTGGTCAGGCTATGTTGAACGCTTGTCTGCTTTATCAAAAGGGGAAGCGGAACCCTCCATTCAATTAGTACCAATGTTATGGGGTAATGAAGCGGGAGCATTAGCAGGGCGATTATGTAACCGTGCAGTGACCATTGCTGATAGCCCCGCACGTGTCAAAACAGGCGCATTAACCGATTTAGGTAGTGCGTATTTACCGCTCGACGGTACGGGTAAAAGCCTTGATTTAGCAACACTGCAGGCATTGGAAAAACAGCGTTTTAGTGTGCCGATGTGGTATCCAGACTATGACGGTATTTATTGGTCTGACGGTCGCACATTAGACGTTGAAGGCGGTGATTATCAGTCAATCGAAAACTTGCGTGTTGTTGATAAAGTCGCGCGCACAGTGCGTATTCGTGCCATTGCTAAAATTGCCGACCGCAGTTTAAACAGCACCCCATCCAGTATTGAAGCCCATCAAGCCTACTTTGCCAAAGTATTACGTGAAATGTCACGTAGTACGCAAATTAACGGGGTAAGTTTCCCTGGTGAAGTGAAACCGCCAAAAGAGGGCGATGTGGTTATTACATGGAAAAACAAAAATAACGTTGAAGTGTATATCACAGTGCGAACTTATGAGTGCCCGAAAGGGATCACCATTGGCATTCTGTTAGACACATCCTTGGAGAATGAATAATGAGCGGGAAACGGATTTCGGGTCAGTCGATTGATTTTAATATTGACGGTGATTTAGTGCATGTTGAGAAAGTCAGTCTATCGATTACAGATAATACGGGCGTTGCTCAAACGAATGGCGTGCCGGATGGTTATGTGAATGGGGATGTGTCGGCAGAGGGGGAGCTGGAATTATCCACTAAATACCTCAACGTCATTACAGCCAAAGCCCGTAGTGCTGGCTCTTGGCGTGCCATTCCTTTAGTCGATTTGATGTGGTACGCGAAAGCGGGAACAGAAGAGCTTAAGGTTGAGTCTTTCGGCTGTAAATTAAACGTCACCGATATTTTAGACGTTGACCCGAAAGGCGGTGCTGTGATGACGCATAAAATTAAATTTATTGTCACCTCACCGGACTTTGTGCGTATTAACGGTATTCCATATTTAGAGTCTGAATTAACAGACAAACTGTAATAAAGGACATGTTCATGGAAGAACATAATAAAACACTGATTTCACTGATTATCTTAGGGGCACTGATAGCTATTGGTAAAATGATGTCAGGGAGTGAACCTATTACGCTACGTCTGTTTATTGGGCGCGTTATTTTAGGTTCAGCGGTGTCATTAATGGCGGGAGCATTACTGATTTGGATCCCTGGTATTTCTCCTTTAGCGATTACGGGGTTAGGTTCAGCATTAGGCATTGCAGGATTTCAGTTAGTGGAATTGTGGCTGAAAAAACGAGGCAGTGATTTATTGACAGGGAAGTTAAAAAAATGACACTCGGTGAAAAACAACGCAAGTTTACGCGCATGATTGCAGACTTGATTATATTTGCTTATGACAACGGCTATGAGCTGACATTCTCAGAAGCGTATCGCACACCAGAACAAGCAAAGTTAAATGCTAAATCAGGCAGTGGTATTAAAAACAGCTTACATACTCAGCGATTAGCCGTGGATTTCAACCTGTTTAAAAATGGTGTTTATCTCACAAAGACAACTGACCATCAGCCCCTTGGCGAATATTGGGAATCCATTGGCGGTACGTGGGGCGGTCGTTTCAATGACGGTAATCACTACTCATTAGAGCACAACGGTGTGAAATAATGAAACAAGCAACGGCGATCTTCTTTGCGTTTATTCTGGCTTTTTCGGCGGGCTGGCTGGTTAAAGGTTGGCATCAAGACAGCCTTGAGTTGGTCGCACTAAAAACAGCGAATGAAATCAATAACGCCAGTTTAAAGGCTCAACAAGATTTAGCGAGTCAATCAGCCAGGACGTTAGAAAATAAATTAGAGGAACTCGCCAATGTGCAACCGCCTGAAATACGCACCGAAATTATTAAGCCTGTGTTCACTAACCTTTGTGTTAGTGATGATTTTGTCAGGATGTACAACGAAGCAATCGACAGTGCCGAACGTACCCTATCAGGAAAATCTACTGACAAAATGCCCGACAACATTACCAAAGTTAAACGGTAATACTGGGGCGGATTTAGCCACTGCATTATTAGAATATGTTGAAATTTACGGAAAATGTGCTGTGAGGCACAACCAATTAACGGACGAAATTCGTCAAAGGATGGAAAAATGAGTACCAAGAAAAACACAATTACTTTAGTCGTGATGGGCAAAGAGCTGGTTTTTGAACCCAATATGACCGCGTACAATGGCTGGTTAAATGCGATTTCTGCCGACGATAAAGTGGCGCCTACTGTTACCTATTTGCGCCGAATTATTGCCCCTGAAAGCAAAGAAGCATTAACCGATATTTTAAATATCCCTGGTTCGGCAATGCAGTTACTGGAAAAAGTAAACTCAGAATATGCGCCAAAACTGGATATTGAACTAAAAAACTAACGGCGCGAGTCGATGCTGTTGAACGCAGTGCCCTCGAACAATACATGACGTTACGACGGCACTATCTCCCTCATGAGCAGGATGATATCGACAGTTTCGCCCGCGCAATTTGGCTAGATAATCACTTCACAGAAAATCACCGCATCGCGGTCGCAAATGGCATTGCATTAGCTTTCAAGGGTGAATGATGAGTACATTAGATTTTACACTCAGCATGATTGATAAAGTCACTCAGCCCTTGAAGGCCGTGCAAGCAGGTGTGACTCAATTTGCTGAAACCTCACAACAGGCGTTTAAAAATATCGCGGTCGGCGGGGCGGGCTTGGCTGGCTCCGTCTTTGCGTTAAAAAACGTCTTAGATCCCGCGTTAGCGATTCAAGATGCCCTTGATATGGCGAAAGTCACGGGTGTTGATGATGGTGCAATGAAAAAAATCACCGATGAAGCACTCACTTTCAGTGCGCAATACGGTAAATCGGCAGTGCAATTCGTTGAGTCCTCTCTCTCTATCAGAAAGGCCATTAGTGGCATTTCAGATAATGAACTCCCGCAACTAACCAAAATCAGCAACATTACGGCATCAGCACTAAAAACCACGGCCGAAGAATCCAATGCCTATATGGGCAAAATGTTTTCTCAGTTTCAAGGCTATGCCGACAGCGTGGGCAAAGTGACGTTCGCGGAAGAGCTGGCAGGCAAAGCCGTTATTATGTCGCAAACCTTCGGCACGTCGATGGCTGAAATTACTGATTTGATGGAAGGGGCGCGTTCTGCAGGTACGCAATTCGGTGTTGGTATTGATGAACAGTTAGCCGTATTAGGCGAGTTGCAACGTTCATTAGGCACAGAATCCAGTAGCGCGTATGAGTCGTTTCTGTCAGGGGCAACGGACGGGGCGAAAAAACTCGGTCTATCGTTTGTTAATGCGTCAGGGCAAATGCTGACGATGCCTGAAATGCTGGAAAAGTTACAAGGCAAATATGGCAAGTCCATTGCGGGCAATTTAAAGGCTCAAAAAGAAATTGAGGACGCCTTTGGCGATTCCGCTATTGTCGTCAAATCACTGTTTAATAACGTCGAGATATTACGTAAAAATATTACCGCATTAGGCGGTGATGATGGCATGAAACGTGCCACAGAAATGGCCAGTATGTTGGCTAATCCGTGGGAGCGGTTATTGTCGATTTGGGAGTCTATCCGCATTGCCGTGGGTATGACATTGTTACCCGTGATTGTGCCCCTGATGAATAAAATTGCTGATATGGGGCAAATGCTCGTGCGTTGGTTGAAGCTATTCCCCAATATTGCCCGTGCCATTGGTTATGTGGTGACAGGGTTTATTGCATTTACGGCCATGGGGGCGATGGCCAATATCGTATTGGGAATTGGTCGGTTGCTGTGGGTCGGTATCTTGCCGTTGTGGAAAACGGGCGGAGTATTACTGTCCTTGATGAAAGGCAAATACGATTTAGTGACAAAAGCCACAGGCTTTTTTAGTGGTTCCCTCGTCAAATTAACGAGATTTTTAAACATCACCAAAATGGCCTCGTTGGCCACAGCATTAGGATTTACCTCTATCACATGGCCTGTTTTATTATTAATTGGTTTATTTGCCCTAATTGCGATCGCCGTTGTGAAATTTTGGCAACCCATCAAGGCATTTTTTAAAGGGTTTGTGCAAGGTTTTTTAGAGGCCTTTGACTCTATGTCGCCCGTTGGTTCCATGTTTGACGATATTGGCAACGCGTTGGGTGTGGTGTGGAAAGCGGTAAAAAGTGTGTTCAATTGGTTTACAGATTTACTCACACCGATTGAATTTTCAGAAGATGCGCTCAACCAAACGACAAATGCGGGGAAAATATTTGGTAAGAGTGTCGCGAAGGCTATCGAATTATTAACGTTACCATTTCGAATGGTCATTAAAGCAGTGGGCTGGATTGTGACGGCTTTTATTAATGCATCGAAATGGATTTCTCAAACATGGAATGACCTAAAAAACAATATCATGACTGCATGGGGGGCTACTGTTCAATTTTTAGAACGCATCTCCCCTGTCAGAGTGTTTGCCAGCTTTTGGAAATCCATTACCCGTATCACGAATTTGATGTATGCAGGTATTGCCAAAGGTTGGGATGCAGTGTGCCAGTGGTTTTTCTCACTGTCACCTGTGCAAGCCTTTATTGAGATTTATAACACGGTATCACAACTGTTTGCCAATTTATGGAATGGGGTTGCAGGCGGTTGGGATGTACTGTGTGGCTGGTTTGAAAACTTCTCTATTAGTGACACTTTTAACGGTATTTCAGATTCGATTAAAGGTGTCTTTGATGGGCTGTGGAAATGGTTAAGTGACAGCTTTAACGGTGTGTTTAATGCGGTGGCCAGCAAATTAAATTATCTGCCTGGCGTCAATATCGATTTAAAAGAAACTGAAACCGCCGTCGTTAATTCGGCGTTACCCAGTGTGCCGGTTCAAGCTGATTTAAATGCCATTAATCAAAACCAACCAAACCGCCGTTTTGATTATCAGCCGTCATTATTAACAGGGAATGAGTTAAAAGGCATTAACAAAGGTGGTTTGAGTAAAGAGATCAATAACAATCAAACCAGCGTTGACAACCGCAGGCAATACGGAAATATCACGATTAATAACGGCAATGTGATGTCACCTGCGGATTTGGAAGAGTGGGGCGCGTTGAATTAAGGATAATGCCATGGAACAGGCGAAATATATTGATTTACTGATAACAGAGCGTGATTTCACGCTCAATGCGGGCTTTGAGCCGATATTGTGTAATAACCGCCAAAGTATTACGCAAGATATTGCACATGCGATTATTGAGAGTGGTTTAGCCACCCAATTAGTGGCCGAACGTAGCCCAACCTTGCGCGCTGATATTCGTATGCAGATTGTGTTACTGGTTGAAGATGATGAGCGACTTATTCCAGGCACCATTATTGTTGATGAAGAAAACGTAAAAAAATTATGGGTGACCGCAGATACTTATGATTTTGGCCGTATTAGTGTCGGGGTGAATTATGGCGAATAAACAGCGTCCACAAATTGACTACGAGTCGGCATTAAAAGACAACGGCATGCCGATTACTGCCGATGAAATTAATCAGCAATTTAACGACATTGTGAAAGAAGAAGGCTTAATTACCAATACGTCCAATATGTCACCGTTTTGGCGCTTGATTAATGCCATTGTGACAACCCCCGTTCAGTGGCTCAAAGATGTCTTGATTAATTTGGTGTTCACTAATATGTATCTGGCTACTGCATCGGGTTCATGGCTGGAAATGTTCGCCTGGGGCGTTAACCTACAACGTAAGCCCGCCACCAAAGCCAAAGGACAAGTGCGTTTTTACCGCATTGCGGGGCAAAATAGTGTCACGGTGCCAGCGGGTACTATCGTACAGACAGAGCGCATTAATGGGCAGATTTATAGTGTGGTGACCACGGAAACCGTGACGATTGAAAAAGAGTCTGCCCTGATTGCGGTTGATGCCAGTGACGCCGGCGGAGCCTTTAATCTGGCACCAGGCTATTTTCGTATCCTTCCCGTTGCCGTGCCAGGCATTGAACGAGCGCAAAACGAGGAAAATTGGTTATTGGTGCCAGGTGCGGATAAAGAGAGCGATGATGATTTACGTGACCGTTGCCGTAATCAATATAATCTAGTGGGGAACTACCACACTGACGCGGTATATCAAGGCATGATTGCCAGTGTCGTCGGTTTGAGTATTGACCGCATTTTCTTTTTGCATGATGCGCCTCGAGGCGCGGGTACCGCCAATGCGTATTTATTGTTAGACAGTGGCGTCATTAGTCAGCCGTTTATCGACAAAGTTAACGATTATGTCAACACACAAGGACATCACGGGCACGGTGATGATATGCAGTGCATGCCCATGCCTGAAACACACCATGCCATTAAGTTAACGGTATTTGTGCAAAATCTCGCTAATTTAACCGATAACGAGCAAGTCAAATTACGGCAAGACATTGAAAATTTAGTGCGTTGTGCGTTTCGTGAAAACACCAATTATGACGTGAAAAAAACATGGCCTTACTCGCGTTTTTCATTTTCTAATTTAGGGCGTGAAATTCACCGCCATTTCTCCTTGGTTGATTCCCTGCAATTTAATCAAACGGATATCATCAGTGAATTGAGTGTGCCCCGTTTAAAATCGCTGTCTGTGGAGTTACAAGATGCCTGATTTCAAGGAACGATTAAAAGGCTTAAATTTGCCGTCATGGATGAACAAAGGCGAACCCGCAAAACTGTTAAATGCGGTCCGTAAATTTTGGTCAGGTGTTTATGACTGGATGTTATGGCCACTCAAACAATTGGACGCAGAAACCTGTTCAGAAGAATTGTTATCAGTGCTGGCCTATCAGCGCGATATTCACCGTTTTAAAGGGGAGCCATTAGATTTATTTCGCAAACGGGTAAAATTTGCCTTTATTAATGCCCGTGATGCGGGGTCGGTCAGTGGTTTTATTGCTATTTTTGAGCGCTTAGGCGTGGGCTATGTCGAGTTGTTAGAGCGTCAGCCGGATATTGACTGGGATGTCATTATTTTACGGGTCAGTGACGGACAAATCGCAGGCAACCCCGATTTGTTGATGGGCATTATTCGCCAGTATGGGCGCACGTGTCGCCGTTATCGTTTTGAAGTGATCACCAATAATCAATTAGTGATGCGGTTTGGTTGGGCTGATTGTGAATATCAGACCTTTGGCGCATCACTGTTACAAGGAGAGTAACAAATGTCACAATCTATTATTACAACGGCATTTGAGCGCTGGAAAGCCCAAGAGTCGATTGATGGAAACTTGATTGTGTTAGACGAGTTCGTCTTTGCACATATCCCGAATCTAGAGATTGAAAAACCGATTGACCGCAATGAAGGCTTGCCCGATGCAAAATATATCGTGCATCGCCAAACCGTGAATAAAACGGGCGTCGTCAATCAAAATGCGGTGGCCTATTCGGTGACTATCGGTGCCGAAATTGGTGATTTTGATTTTAACTGGATTGGGCTATTAAATAAAAAATCGGGCACGGTAGCGATGATTGTGCATGCGCCTACCCAACGAAAAATTAAAACCCAAGCAGGGCAACAGGGCAACGTGTTAACCCGCTCTTTCTTGCTGGAGTATTTAGGGGCAAGCAAAGAAACCGCCATTACCACACCTGCAGAAATGTGGCAGATTGATTTTACCGCAAGACTTTCTGGTATCGATGAAATGCAACGCCTAGTTAATACCGACAGTTACGGTGAGGCCTCTTTTTTTGATGATGCATTTTTAGTGGCTAAGACAGGGAATCAATATTTTGTCACAAAAGGTATTGGATACATCGGTGGTTTACGGGCGGAATTAATCACAAACCAAAATATCACCGTGCCTGCGGAAAATACCAAAGTTTATGCTGATGTGAGTTACCAGGGCAATATTACCAGTCGTTGGCAAACCCACATTAAGCTGACCGTCAAACCTGATTTAAAAAACTATATTGATAATGCAGGTTTTGCACATTTTGTGTTTGCGATAGCGTCGATTTCAGCGGACGGAAAAATTACCGATTTACGCCCTAAAGGAACACTGGATTTTCAGCAATTAGATGATGCGTTAAAGAAACATGCTCAGTCTCGTAATCACCCTGATGCAACATTAACGGCCAAAGGGTTTACTCAACTGACGGATAAAACAGGTGCTAGTCAGGCATTAACCCCAACACAAAAACTAGTGACCGACTTACATAATAACGCAATGGCATCAGCAAAATCAGCTAACGACAATGCCAATACGCGATTACCCTCAACAGGAACGGCCGTTGCCTCACAAAAGCTAGCGACTCCGCGTAAAATTTCGGGTGTCCTTTTTGATGGGACAAAAGATATTACTTTATCCGCAAGTGATGTCGGAGCATCGACACCTGCGCAAGTGAATGAAGCCAAAACCATGGCCTCCAATGCGCAAAACACGGCAAACAGTGCAGTAACCAAAGCAGATAAAGCACAAAGTACGGCAAACAGTGCGGTTATTAAGGCCGACAATGCCCAAAAGACCGCCAATGATGGCGTGAGCAAAGCCAATACTGCACAAACCACAGCCAATAATGCTAATAACAATGCCAATGGCCGTGTGCCTAATACCCGTAAAGTGAATGGTAAGCAGTTGAATGCGGATATTACCTTAAACGCGAGCGATGTGGGCGCATCGACCCCCGCACAAGTCAATGAAGCCAAAACCATGGCGACCAATGCGCAAAATACGGCAAACAGTGCGGTGACTAAAGCCAATACTGCACAAACCACAGCCAATAATGCTAATAACAATGCCAATGGACGAGTGCCTAATACTCGTAAAGTGAATGGTAAACAGCTCAATGCAGATATCACATTGAATGCAGTAGATATAGGGGCACTAGGAAGTCATCAAGCGCTAGGTTTTGGGCAAAATTATCAAGATGTCACTTCTAGTCGTGCAATTAATACCGATTACAAGAATGATACGAATAGACCTATTGCGGTTTCAATTACAGGGCGTTCAAATGGAGCGTTTGTATCATATTTAATGATTAATAATAGACGAGCTGTTGCTATCGGTGGAAGTTCTCAATATGCGATTGATAGACACTGTTTTGCAATTATACCTCCAGGTGCAACATACAGAGTTGAAAGTACCAAGTTTTCATTTGTTTTCTGGGGGGAATTACGATGAAATGGCAACGTAAGCGATTCGCACTTTCGGGCGATTTAACGGGCATTACCTGTTCATTATTACCCGTTCACCCGTTTATTTATGGTGTCGGGCAAAATACTGCCACAGGCAGTTATTTAAGCCCCACCAATGCAATTCATTATATTGCGAATAAAATTCAGGGAGCGGGTGAGGTTGATATTGTGGTGACGATGATTTGTGCCCGTACCCATGACGAGTTTATCAATGCAATTCAAGGCGTTTCGGGCGTATTGCCTTTGCCTGTATTTAGCCAAGTTGAACGTATGGCCAAAACCGCCGAAAGCCTAAATATTACCAAAATGCAGATACCGGCTAAAACGATAGCTGGTATTCCTGACCCGCAAACATTATCAACCAATAACAGCCGTGCGGTAATCAATGCGGGATTAATTGAAAAAGCAAAAAGTGAAGCCTCAAGCGGGGCAAGTGTGGCAGGGTTACTTTCTAGCATAAAAGGATTTGCTGAAAGTCGAAAAAATATCTTGCAAGGCATGGCCGATTCATTGACGGACTTACTGGAAAAATCAACCACCGTTTGGGTGTTCCAGGGAAAAGGTAATGGCGCGGAATTAGCCGATAAAATGAAAAAAGAAATTCCTGAACAAGATGCGGTTTACACCTTGGCTACGCTTTTTGCGGGCGATATTGATGCAATCAAAGGAATGATGCATGACACAGACACCACTTTACGAAAATAACACACCGAAAATCAGCCAAATCATTACGTTGGCGCTGGACGGTGAAGCCATTTTATTAAAAAACCTGACCGTCACACCCTCGATGATGTATCAGGACAAAGACCAGTCAGGACAGTCCTCAAGTACCGTCAATAGTGAGCAGGGCATTAAGCCCAAAGAACTCCGCATTACGGGCACTATTCCTTTCACCGAAGAAAAAACATTAACCCGTTTATTTGCCTTAGCAGAAGCCAAAGAGAACGGACTACTAAAACGCTACCGTGTCGCCAACCGCATGGCTAGTGCGATTAATTTTCGTCTTGGCACATTCACCAATGGCATTGATGCGTCAAAGATGGACGGTAAACAAGCCTGGCAAGTCACCTTTACTTTACGTGAGCATTTATCGGTACCCGAAAAACGTGAAAGCCGTTCAGCAGGGCAAGTTAAATCCAAAACACAAAATATGAGTAATAAACCGAACGCCAAGGGTGAGGGAACGGCAGAGCAAGAACAAAAATTAAATTGGTTTGAACGCAGGGTATTAAAACCGTTAAACGAGGCATTAGGGGGAAGTGATGAAACCCATTAATCGACTTTATTTATCCGGTGATGAAACGCACCTTGTCGACGTTAAAATGGTGCTGGAATTATCGCAATGTGGCCGTGGATTTATTACGGCTAAAACCGATACCGATTACACGGGTAAATTGGTGCGCCTTGATATTGGCTACACTGATTTACTCTTACGGTATTTCACGGGTTACGTAGAACGTTCGCAACCGTCACAAAATGGTTTTCAAAAATTGTTTGTGCGGGAGTTAGTTGGTGTATTCGACAGAATGTGGCCGTGCTCTTTTCAGCATCCTACCTTAAAGCAGATCACCGATTATCTAAAAGAGCACAGCGGATTACATTTTGTGTTACCGGATGCCGAATATGTGAATACCCCAATCCCACACTACACCCATAATGGCACGGGCTATCAATTATTAAATAGCCTAGGAAAAGTATTCAATATTCGCGATTATGTGTGGTATCAAACGCCAGACGGTGACGTGTTTGTGGGGAGTTGGGCGGATTCATTCTGGAAAGATAAAGAGGTTGAAATAGACAATCAGTTTTCTTCTGAACAACGTGCGGGTAATCAAATGACCATCCCGATGGTGCAAAGTTTACGCCCTGGTGTGACAGTGAATAATAAACGCTTAGAGCGTGTGGCGCTGGATAACGACAATATGACGCTAACATGGATTAGCCCCGATGCGATTACAGGACGAGCCGAAAACCGCACCATAGCCCAACAACAAATTGATAATGCCTACCCTGAATTGTCTGCAGGGTTACACTTGCCGAAATTTGCCCGCGTTGAAGCCCCCACCGAAAACACCACGGCGGGGGATATTTCAGACCCATTCAGACCCAAATACGCCGTTGACGTGCAAATGGTTGATGCCGATGGCAATGATGTGGCACCCGTTTATCACGCGGTGCCGTTACCGTTGCCGATGGCAGGCAATGAGTCGGGGATGTTTCAATATCCGCCTGTGGGTTCGATGGTTGAAATTGCATTTGAAAATGGCCGTGCAGATAAGCCCTTTATTCGCCAAGTGTTAAGTCATGGCAACACCTTGCCCGATATTAAGCCAGGCGAACAACTGCAACAGCAACGCCAAGAGGTATCACAACGGGTGACACAAGACGGCACATGGCATCGTCAAACTGACCAGAAAATCATTGAAGAGTCGATGCATCGTGAGGTGAAAACTGATACAGAAAATCGCACGGTTATCGTCAGAGAAACCACCGTACAAGCCACCGATAAAACTACCGTGATAGGCACAAGCACGTTAATGGCAGGTGCCATAATGCAAATTGCAGAGGGTGACTTTAGCCAAGCAACGCAAGCCAATAAGGTTGTGGCAGTTGGTAAAAATATGACGGTTGATGTCGGCCAACAGTTAGAGGAAAAAATCGGGGCAGTGCGTTCCAGTATCGCTGGCGCGATGCAAAAAATCATGGCACCGGTTGTTTATTTAGGTAATGAACAATTGAATGTGATGCAGTGCATGTTAGATACCTTAGATGTGGTGAATGAGTTAGCTGCACTCACTGCAAGCCATACTCATAACAACACGGGCAGTCCGTTAAATGCCTCAGCCATTAGCAACACAGGCACCAAATCAGCCGGACTTAAACAGAAGTATTCACCTGTTATCGGCTGATAAAACCGTTACTATCCTTGCCCGCGCTTGCGGGCTTTTTTGTATTATCTTGTTGACCTTTAAATCATTATTAATTATTGTCTTACTCACGAGGACTCAAAACCTCATACAAGCGGTCAGGCCAACCCCGTCAGTGTTGGATTTTTTATGCCTATCATTTAGTGGGCGCATTGCGCGACCACACCCCGAATAATGTCGGGAGGGCGACGAATACAACACCCGAAAGGGAAATAAGTCCGCGGTCTCTTGTAGCCGTTTTGAGCCTCCTGACACCATTTTATGGTGACATCAAAATCTCAAAAAAATACAAGGGGTCAGTAATGGCTAAATATTCTGTTGTACCATTCGCTTTTGAATCATTTTCAATAAGAACACTAACAATAAAAAACATGCCGTGGTTTGTAGCGGAAGATGTTTGTAGTGCTCTAAATCTAAGTAATCCTACAATGTCATTGAAATCTTTAGATGATGACGAACGGTCTAAGTTAAACTTAGGGCGTCAAGGAAAGGTCAATATTATCAATGAGTCTGGAATGTATACATTGATACTACGTTGCCGTGATGCTATTAAAAATGGTTCTATTGCTCACAGGTTTAGAAAGTGGGTTACAAGTGAGGTATTACCTTCTATTCGTAAAACAGGCGGGTATCAATTATCAAAACGAAATATACCTACTAATATTCCTCTCTCTTGTCCTTGTTGCCATAAACCCGTAGAAGTCATAAAAATACATCAGCATCATAGGCATCACACTGAAATAATCGCTATATGTAATAGCCATGCTTGTCAGCAAGATGCTTTAAAATATGATTTAAATTTCTCATACTACATTGAGTTAAAAGATAAAATAGAAAGCGATAATAAAGATGTTTTAGATAAACTATCATATAAAAAGCGATTAGCTTTAATTGAATTATTATCTGATTAATCTATATTACTAATGTTAGTTGAATGAGAATATCAAATTGTAAAAGGCCAACCTTACCAGTTGGCTTTTTTGTGCCTATAAATTCCCATCTCTACGCCATTCTAAGGCGTTCAATACTCACAATACATCTGTGTTAGCTCAAAATGGATCGCATCGATAGCGCGTGGCTCAGTGCGCGCAATACCCACGAAATAAAATCATTCACGACGTAAAACGCACTAATCCGCACCCGCCTGCACAATTTGGATCAAAAAAATATTTCAGTTTGAAATTTTTACAAAACATATCGCGAGGGTGCGCGGGGATTGGGTTCTTTGCGTAAGCGTCAAACTGAAATGATTGTAAAATATTTCAGGTTATTTCAGTTTGAGAGATAGAAAAAGGATCTCAATAAAAAATTAACGTATTGATAGTAAAGGAGATTTCATACTTTACGTGGGATTGATGATCTAAATAAAAAACCAGAGAAAATAAAATATCTCTGGCTAATCAATAAGATATTCATTTTTTAAATTGAAATAGTCTGTAAATTATTTATTGTCTTCATCTTCACGATGGGTAAGACGAATACCATCACATTTCTCAAGTAAGCGTTGCGCTTCTTCTTCTGAATAACCTTTTAAATCGATAATTTTCTTATCTGTGTACACTTCAACTCTGATATTACGTTGTTGATTAAACATTTTTAATATCCCTATTATTTTTTTTGCTATCACACTTTTAGCTATACTTTCAAATAATACACTTAAAGTATTTGGTGCATCTTTTGAAAAACATATTACTTCACTAGCATCCAAGCCAGTTTGTGTACATTCTAACAAAAAAACATCTTTAAGGTCAGCGGGTACAGATATACGAATTGAACTGTATTTCGGCGTTACTTCGAAGTGACTCAT